AACATTGTGCTGGTGAGTACATCACCTGTTGCTGCTGGAAATCCTGATGCCATTTTCTACTCCTTAGTAACTTAGTGTGTTTGTACCCAAGACACCATATAGGGCAGATCCTATCAGGAATCCGTCAATAATTGGCTCTAGGGTGGTGAATGTTGTTTTCCATGAGTTTGGAGTTATTTGATGTTGGACTCCAAATACCTGAAGGTTTTTAGTAATGCTTGAAGTTGTTGCTCCTGTGCCTGGTTGGGTAGTAGTAACGCTAATGGGATCAAAGTAATCTAGATCCAAGGCGGCAACTGTGCCTGTGGTGTAATTGTTTGTATAAAGATCTAAGGTAATTGCATCGCACCGGATAGTGGTTTCAGCACGGCTAGCCACATAAGCCAAAGCATTGTTCAAAGCTTCGGTTGTGGTCTGCATCAATAGATCAGTTTGTGTATATGAATGAACAAAGTATTTGGCAATAGATGCTGTGTTAGTCGCAGTTTGAGCCGCTAAACCAGTAGCAGTAATGCTTGCTTGGTTAACCACCTGTGCATCATTTAATACCCAAAAGGCATTGAAGTATGAAATGTTTGTGCCATTGTCATTGAAATAAACAGGCGTGCCGTTAGGGCTAGATGTGCAGTAACTGCGATTCTTAAAGGTAACAATGCCGTTAGGGTCAATGTAAAATGCGCCATACTCGGTAATCTCCAGGGTTTGACAAGCTGCTAATGCGCTTCTTGCAGTACCCGGATCTGCTTGAACTGTGGTCTGACCTGTGGCAATAGATCTCATTGATGTTGGCCAGCCGATTGTGTCTAATACTCGACCAATACGAGTTCCAGTATCTTCACCTGCGACTGCACCTGTAACTGTGGTTACTAGGGCATTAGTAAGTAAGCGCATGGCATCTACAGCTGTGATGGTTGTATAAACTACATCGCCTACATATTTAGGAGTAGTGGTGTTGTATCCTGTAATAAACCCTGAAAATAGCGGGTAAGTTACTCCCAAGTAGGTTGCGCTTATTTGAACCTTACGCATTGGACTTAGTAAGCCGTAATAAGGGCTAGCAGTATTTTGTGGGTTGAAATCACCATTCTGATCAACGATACGCATGGTCAAATTACCTGATTGGAATTGATCAGCAGAAGCATTACGACCGCGTTGGGTTGTAATTGAATCTACCTGGTTAGACACATCAACGATTACAGCTGCGGAATCAGCGAGGATGTTTGTGCCTAAAATACCTGATCCAATAATAAATGCCTGACCAAAAGATGCTCCAGTCGAGAAATTAATTATTGCTTTGACGGATGGTACTGCCATTAGAAACCTTGGCCAGCAGGTGCGGTTGAATATCCATTCTTGTTAATATCAATGAATGCTTGTTGAACTACTTTGGTCATGTTTGCTGGGTCAATCATACTTGTAGCATCAATGTTAATTACATAACTGCTTGCTTTGCCCATTTTCTCATCTTGCGCAGCATTGTTAAGAAAATTAAGAGTGCTTGACAATTCACCAATTGATCCTGTAAATGGCGCATAGGTAGGACTATTACCAGGGTTTGTAAATGTAGGAGAAGAACTTACATAACTACTCTTACCCATTTTCTCATCTTGCAACGCTTTGTTTTGCATATTAAGAGTGGCGGCCATTTCAGATACTGCTCGGCCAAATGCGTTTAATGGATCGGTGGCATTTTTGGCAGCTTCAGCTAATTTTTTAGCAGCTTCAGCCGCATTCATCTCAGCTAGTAACTTTTTAGCCAAAGCCTCGTTATTATCTAATATTGCTAATTGGGCTCTAAGGCGTAATTTAGTTTCTTCATCTGTTGCAGCATTAAGAGCAGCAGTTAATTGAATGCGCTCCATGTCAAATTTATCTTTAAGTTTATCTATTTCAGTTTTAGCAGTATTTGATTTAGTAATGATTGCTAATTCTGCTTTACGAGCAGCCGTTGTTTTAACAGTTAATTGGTAGTCTTTAACTCGAGCAGTAGATGCCCCTGGTGCTACTGTCTTAGGTTGAATTCTAAAAAAGTTAGGATCTTTGACATTAAATATGTTTGCAGTTACTTTAGCGAAACCTGCAGCGTTGTTGATAAATCTTCCAAGAGTATCCGCAAGGGCAACCATTTTGGCAGTAAAAGTGTCAATAGAAGTATCGCCAGATAAAGTTTTTAGAGCATCTAATAATCCTTTGCCAATAGCTTCTTTAGATTGATCTACAGCTCTGTTTAATTGTTTTAATTCTCCAACATAACCAGATGCAGCCGCGCTGGCTTGTCCCTTAAATATAACATTTGCTTGTTTTTGTATTTCAAGAAATTTAGCACCTTTTAATTGGGCTTTACTAAATCCAATACCTAATCTTGCTAAAGCTGTGGTATCACCCATATATGCTTTAGATAAGACTGTTGATACTTCAGTTAAATCTTTTCCTGTAGCTGCTGATATATCTAAAGCGGTTTGAAATATGCTTTGTGCTTGACTAACATCTTTAGTTGCTACAAGCAATCTTTGAAACCCCGGAATAAGGTTCTCATCTACTATTCCATATTGTAATTCTAATTTTTTGATGTAGTCAGCAATAGCAGGTTGTTGATAAGACAAACCTAAATTATCTACTGTAGTTCTAAGTTGAGCAGCAGCTTTCTCAGATGCTATAAAAGCATTGACTGAAGCTTTGCCAAACTGAAGCAACTTATATCCAGCAAAAGTTTTAGCAAATGTCTTGCCCAATTTATTAACATTTTTGTCAAATTCTGATAGTTGTTTTTTACCTTTTAAAAGGGCTTTACCATCAAACTCAGTTACAACATTAACAAATACATTTTCCTTTTGAGCCATTATGGTTTAGCCCTTCTATTAAATTCTCTTATTGCCTTATTTATCGAATCAATTACGGCTGGAACAACTTTGCCATTTTGTTTAGCCCAGGCACGATAAATCAATCTACCTTTTTGTTTATCTGCTCCTACTAATTGACCACCCATAGAGTTAATAAATCTTAAACCTGCTTTTGGGTTATCTGAATGAGAATAACTTCTTCCACCGCCACCTTTTGCACCACTCCAAGGTTGTCCACCTGGATTCTTGCGACCTGCAGTTTCGTAGATAGCGCCTGCAGCTGTAGCATTTACAACTCTATAAGATGAACGAAAACCACTTTCATTAGCGCGAGTACGACCTCTACGATAAACAATTCCTTTTTTTATTGTTGCAGCGTTATATGTGCGATCAGTTTGAGCCCAAACTCCGCGTTGATTTGTCCAACCAGATAAAACCTTAAATGGCACATAACCACGAGCTTCATCTCGAACAGGCAGCATGACTGCACTTATTTCTTGATTCATTGTTTTGAAAACATCGGGCGTAAATTGGCGCATAGCCTTTTGAGTATTAGCGAGGCCTTTTACTTCTACTGGCATTCCTAATCTCCTTTGCCCGATCTTGTAAGACTTGGACTATTGCCCGGATCATGTCCGAATCCATGTCTATAAATTCCCTAGGCGGGATTGATGTCTCTACCGATAATTGTGCAATCGTGTAAAGAAAACTATCTCGCCCTATTATTTTTTTTCGTCATCCAATACTTCAACAGTATCTAAACTATCAATAAATTCTCCACCAAAGGTAGGTACAGTTATATTGGCTCTACGCAAACATTCCCAAGCAAGGTAAAAAATGTGAGTTTGTTGTTCATGCTCGCGTAGAACCTTTGAAATTCCTGCACCATACTTAATTTCAAAAGCGTATTCAACCCCCGGAGTAATCTTATGTTCAGATACTTCTCCGTTAGCCCTTGTGATCTTTAGCTTTGCCATTATTGCTCCTTAGAAACTGCCTGTTGTAGTTTGTACAACTGTTGAGTTACATGTGAATGTAATGCTCTGAGTTGAGATGTCTCCAACCGCACCATTTAATGGTGTTAGGTTATTGACAATAACGCTAACAGTATAAAGTGGATTTGTCGCTGAAACTGCTGTGCCTTTTACAGGAAGTAATACAGCTGTAACAGTAGTGCCGTAAGCAGCCTGTAGGGTGGCTGCAACATTTGATGCTGCGAAATCGTTTAGGAAATCTAAAGTCAGGGTTGCTGCCTCTAGACCCTTTGCGAATTTGTGAGCTGTATCGCCTAATGCGGTTACTTCTAGCTCATCAAAATTCTGGGTAAGTGTTACTGATGTAATGTGGTCAGATAGATCGACTGAGTTGATCTTTACGCCAACATTATTTTGTAGAAATATGGCCATTATTATTCCTTGTCTATTGTAGGTGCTTGTACTGCTGGCTTTGGATCTTTAATCTGACC